TTGAGTGATGGTGAAGATTGGTGGTATGATGAAGAAATCGTAAGAGGACTTGCCCGTGCTTTACTTGAACATTTTGGTGATAAAGAATGACTTACGCATCTTATCGTTGTCAAAAATGTGGAGAACAGATAGGATGGACTGGAAGGTTCTTTCAGTTCCTTCGTATTCCATTACATCGGTGTGAGAAATGACCAATCCCCTTATAGACAAATATTTTGAGTTATACCCCGAAAAGAAAGAGAAACCAAAACTTCCAAGAATAGAAGATTATGAGGGTGAAGAAACATTTGCAGATGAACTGAAAAAACTTCGGGATACTTCAACTATTCCTGTTAGTAAAATCAAATCTTATGACCTTGATGATTTGAAAGCATCATTTCAACAAGTAGCAGAACAACTCCAAAATGATAAAGCACAGGTGGTAAGTATGAATATGGAATTTGGAGACCATATGAATAAAATGACATTTGAGGTTTATGTCTATAAACCTTGAAGAACTCCAAAAGTTCTTGGATGATAATAACATCACCTTTGAAGAGTATATGAGAGCAAATATGATTACTGATGAAGAACGGAAATATATTGATAAGATATGGGTGGATGCGATTTACAAGAACTTGGGTGAGGACACTTGAAGAACTGGCACAGGGGATGCTCTGCGTGGTTCTGGGAGTGGTATGATACTCTCATACACAAAGGAACTCCAAATGCTTGATGCCTTTACTGATTATCCTATTCCATCTTATGGTGATGTTGAGGGAAAACAAGCACCTATTCGTAAGGCAACAATCCTGACTTATGATAGAAATAAGTATTGTGATGTTCTTGTTTATCAAGTAGATGAGGACGGTGATTTGAGAGGAACTGTTGTTAATTTTAAGCAGTTCTATCTCTATAAGAATGAAGCACGACTTGATGATGGCATTCCATTCACCTATGCAGAACTGGAAACTCTTCCTTGGACTAAAGTAAGTTATCCTCATTCTATTTGATATAATACTCTCATACACACAGACACCTGATGGCACAGAAAATTAAAACTCCACCCATCGTTCCTTGTGCAAAGTGTGGTGCAGAAGCAAAATGTATTGATTGGGATTTTCGTGATATGTGGAAGGTGATGTGCGATAATAACCATACATCAACCAAAGAGTGTTCCACAAGACATCGTGCGATATGCCGTTGGAATAATGCCCAAATAAAACTCCAAGACACTTGAAGAACTGGCACAAGGGCACTCCACAGGGGCACCAGATGCCCTATAATACTTTCATACACACAGACACCTGATGATTGACCTTACACAATTGACCGAGGAACAACTCAACGAACTTGAACTTCAAATCCAAAAGCATAAGGAACAACAGAAGGTAAAGGATGCTTTGGAAAATCTAAAAGGTTATAAAGTAACTTTTTATATTAGGTTTGACCCTGAAAAGCATAAAGATAATGATATGCTTACAGATGACGGAGAACTTGACCCGAACATTTTTGCTGATTATCTGTGCGATAATCTTGTTACAGACCTGATTAGAAATTTTGAATTGTATGGTTATGAGGATGTGAATTATCCTACTGTGGAAATAGCAACAAAACAAGAAATTGAAGAGAAATTTTAAGGAACTGAAATGACCGACACACAAAAACTCCAATTCCTTCTCACCAAACTTCAAGAAACTGCAGACAGTAAGCATTGTTATGAAGAGTATGGTGATGATTACTCACCTTCAGAAAGTGGTAGTTATGATGATGCTTTTGATGTGGGATGTGAGTATGGTGAAATCACATTTGCTCGTGATTTGCTCCAACAACTTAAACTTCAAACACAAATTGAACCTCATTTGAAATGACTGACTTCTCTCAAAAACGATTTGTTGATTTGGGACAAACACTCTATGTTGAGTGGTTGAAAACTTGTTCTAATATGCAAAGTGCTACTGAACAAGAACGACGAGAAGTGTTCAAGTTTGGTGCTGAACTTGCATTTGAGGCAGCAGAAGAGTTTGCTAAAGTATTCCGTCATCAAGAGGAGAACTGAAATGACTGCCTTCACTTACAAAGGATACGGACGCATTTACACTAATCCAGAGAACATTCAAGAGGTAGAAAACATCATTCAAGAACTTGATGAGTTTGAGTGGGGTTATTATCCAGGAGGACTTGTAATATCTTGGGACAAGTATCCAAATGTTGAGTATGTTGGTAAGTTTGAACTGAATGAAGAAAAGTTCAAACAAATCTGTAAAGAACGAAACATTCCTGTGTTTATCTTTGATGCTAGTTTTGATGCTGAACCTATTGGTTGGTATCCTTCAGAACCTTTGAGTAAAGAAGAAATCAAAACACTTTCTTATGGAGAACTGAAATGAAACTCAACACTATTGTCTTACTGAATGCTTATCAAACAATCATTCTTTGTTGGGGAATAGCATATGTTGTTGGTATTTTCAAATGAAACTCTTAATTAAATATCTACTTCAAATACCACTACTTTACTTTTTAGTTTTTGGAGTAAATTCAATTGTCGGTGATAACTTTTGGATTTCTTCTCTGGTTATAACTGCTGTTTTATTTCTTTATACTACTGGTGATTACCTTGATGGAGCAAAAGATGACTAACGAAGAAAAACTCACACTTCTCCTCAAAGTTCTCAAAGAATACGTAGAGCTAAAACACTGCTATGATGTATATGGAGATGATTATACTCCAAGTGCTGGTAGTTATGATGATGCCTTTGAAGATGGTTGTGCTTATGGTGAGATTACCTTTGCCCGCACTATGTTAGAATGTATTGGTGAAAAGTTTGAATACCCTTGTATGAAAGAAAATGACTGACCATCCTACAAAAGATTGGGACTTTGATGATACAATTGAAGACGCATTTCAGGAATGGTTCAACGATTTTTATAGTCCTTATACTTTTCGTAGTGAATATTTTTTCGGTGATTGTGAAGTAGAAGATGTGAATACTCGTAAGGATTTGATGTATAAGTGGTTGCATTCAGCCTTCTTGACGGGTTATAATACTGGGAGATGCTTCAAGACAATGACTGACTTTCAACCATCACCACAAACACCAGAACAAGTTGCAGAAGGGCTTCGTGATGCTATGAGACAAGCAAAGGAAGATGGTGTGTTTGATGAACCTTATAAGAATGTGAAAGCATATTGGGACGAAAAAGATAATCCAAAACCTATGGATGAAGTTGTAGATAGGTTAATTAAAGAACACCAAGCACAAAAACTTTGGAATATTCTGAAAGATAAATGGGGGTTTCCAGAAGATGCCTGTGGTGATATTGTAGAAGCAGTTGCCGAATGGTTGCCGAAAGAACAATCAGCAGCAGGAAGTCAAAATGTAGATACTGAATTGCTTGTGGATGGATTTAATGATTGTTTGCGTAAAATCAAGGAGATGTTGAGGTAATAAATAGTAGTGCTCTAATGAGTTCGCATCCATAAGAGTGGAAAGGGTGTCTTCGGGCACCTTTTCTTGTATAAATAGTATTGCGAACTCAATATAGAAGCAGAACTATGGTAAATCCTAATAGGTTTTATACTTACGCATATTTGCGTGAAGATAGGACACCTTATTATATTGGTAAAGGAACTGGTAGGAGAGTTTATCAAACTAATGGAAAACCTTGTAATAAACCTCCTAAAGATAGAATAATATTCCTAAAACAAAACCTAACAGAAGAAGAAGCATTCAAGCAAGAAATCTATATGATTGCTGTTCTTGGAAGGAAAGATTTGGGAACAGGTATTCTTCGCAATAAAACTGATGGTGGAGAAGGTTCTTCTGGTACTGTAAGAAGTGAATATCATAGAATAAGAGTAATTCAATCTAATAAAATAAGAACTATTTCTCCCGAAACTAAAAGAAAACAAAGCAACTCAAATAAAGGTAAAAATAAAGGTAAAAAATGGTGGAATGATGGTTGTGGAAATTCTAAAAGGTCAATAGAATGTCCTGGTGAAGGTTGGGTTATAGGTGTAAGTGAAAATCATAAACAAAAATTAAGAGTATCAAATAAAAATCCAAAAACTAAAGAAAAAATGAATATAGCAAAAAAAGGTAAAAAATGGTGGTATGATGGTAATGGAAATACAATTTTTGCTATTGAATGTCCTGATAATTGGTATCCTGGTAAAGGTGGTGGATACAAAAAAAAGGGAGACCCGACAAATTTACAAAAATGGATGTGTTTGAAAACGGGTTTTATTACTAATCCAGGCAATCTAACAAAGTATCAAAGAGCACGAGGCATAGACACTTTTAAAAGAAAGAGAATAGCATAAAGGACACTTTACAAACTGGAACAGGAGCACTTGAAAACAGGTGCCCTTTCTGGTATGATACACTCATAAGCAACCAAAATGATGACTGACACTATCAAAATTAAAATCAAAACAATCAAAGCAGTCGCAGATGCAATTCTTAAAACTCATAAGAACTCCACAGAAACATTTGCAGGAGTGAATTATGCTGATTTGTATGTAAGGGATGTTTCTTATAATCTTAACTTGGATGGTGAAGAAACTTATAGTGTGTTGATTGAGGAATGTTCTCCAACTGCTTACGAACTCCAGGAATATATGGTAGAATGTCTCAAAGACAAACTTGGTTTTTATGTTGATGTTATTTTGGAATGGTGACTAATACCGATGGAGGAAAAATGAACCGTGAAGAATACTATAAACACATAGAAGAAAACGATACTTACCCAGAACATTCTCATAAGTGGATTGTGAAAACTTATACTGGTGGTGAGTTGTTCTATCGCAACTTCGGCACATTTGAGACCAAAGAAGAAGCAAAAGAGTTTATTGAGAATTATAAGGTAAAATATACAACCAAAGGATTTATTACAAGGTATAGTATTCAAGGACTGTGCTCTATTGTGAGGGACACTTGACGAACTGGCACAAGGACACTCCAAAGCCCCCTGTGATGCCTTATAATACTCTCATAAGCAACCAAAATGATGACTGACCAACAAATGGCACAAGAAGTTCTTTATGCTTATATGGATGTGGAGAAGGATTTATCACAACCTAAAATCCTTATTCACACACTCAAAAAACTACGGGAACTTATGACTGGTAGCACTCTCAACTGGGAAGACGAACAAGGTATGATGTATGAATTTGGTTGGACTGATTGCCTCAAACAGATTGATGCTGTATGTGATGAGTTGGAGAACCTGTAATGTTTGGTATTGAAAAGGATTTCCAAAATCTAATGGAACAAGTTTATGGACCTCTTGGAAAGAAAGAACAAGAGGAATGTGCTAAAATAGCAAAACAACTTGTAGATAATGCCGTAGAGGAAGTTAAAATGACGAAACAACAACTCCCAGACACTATTGAGATTGATGGTGTAAAGTATGCTAAAGTAGTAGAAGAAGAACCAGAACAACTCAAAACTCTTCATCAAATGTTTTATGAGAACAAATGGAATAAACTTAGTTGTGATGAGTTTTGTAATATTGTAAAAGAATGGATGTCTCAATACACTCATAATGTGATGACTGGAGAATATTTGAAAGGATATGAAGAATGTCTTACTGTTTTGGGGGAGAACTTGAAATGACTGATAAAATCACACTGGAACTTACACTGGACGAACTCAAACTGATTGATAAGTATGTTGAGTTAAATGATGAGACCCAGAGTGTCTTTGATAAAATCAAATATGCTTATCCACAACCAAGAATGAACCTTCAACAAGAGGGTGAGTATGCTGTTGTTTCATATCACGATAAAGTATATTATCGTGTTGGAGGTGAATTTGCTTTCTCTTGGTATATCAAAAAGGGTGTGAGTGCTAATTATCGTGTTCCTACTCTTGTGCTGGTTGATGATGCCGAAACTGAACGATTGTTGGAAGGTCTTTACTATAATCATATTCAAGTGAAGAAAGAGAAAGAACTTGTCCGTGAGAGTGTGAAGTGGTGTGAGGAACATCCAGATAAAGACCCATTAGATTGGTTGAAACCTCAAACACCAGAACAAGTAGAGCAGGGATTAAAAGAAGCATTCAGGGAAGCAGTCAAGCAAGGTGTGGTTTCATCTACCAAACGACAAACTCTTTATGATGTGATTTACGATTGGTCTGATAATGTATTCACAACTCATAGTGAGTTGGAAACTAAAACTTGTATTGATGATTTGGTGGATAGGATTGATAAGCAGTTTATTCCACCTTCTCACGATACAAATGGATATGAATGGGAGAAATGTTTGAAGATGATGAGAGATAACCTGCGTTGATGTGCTATAATAGTACCAATAAATAAAACCTTTATAGGACACTAAAATGAGTAAGTATGAATTTGATGACGACGATCGTTATGAAGATGACGATGACGACCGCAAGGACCATCACGATGATGATGATGTAATCCCGACTCCAACTCCTACTCCAACACCAGTTCCTACTCCAAGTGTGGTGGATGTAGTTGTCAATCAACCAACAGTTAATATCACAAATAATACTACGGTGATTGATAATACCACGACTATCAACACGGTGATTGAGAATGTGATTGTCAATCCACCTGCACCAGTTCCTCCTCTTCCTCCTGCTCCACATCCAACCACAAACTACATCTACGGCACCCGTAATAATGATTATCTTACTGGTACTGATTTGAATGATGTGATTTATGGTTATCAGGGTAATGATACTTTGATTGATGGTCTTGGTGCTGATAAACTTTATGGTGCAAAGGGTAAGAACACTTACTATTGTACTGCTGACGGACAGACTGACTTCATTTATGTGAAGAGGGATAACAAGGCAGATGTAATCAAGAGTGTTGGTATTGAAGACCGAATTGATGTTAAAGGTTCTAAATTTACCTTTGCTGAAACTTCTGCTGGTATTGAAATCTACTATAAGCACAGTCTCCAGGCCATCTATACTGGTGGTGAGTTGTCTCTGTCTCAAATTCAATCTATTACTGTATGAGATTTCCTAACTACGCACTTGGATTATTTACAGGGTTCTGTCTTGCTGGTTTGTATTTTATGCTGCCTGCTATTTTTGATGGTTTCCGCAAACCAGAAGAACCACCGAAACCTAAAACTAACTTTGAGGTAGTAGCAAACTATCAAGGATGTGATATCATTCGGTGGGAAAATAGTATGTTTGCCGAGTACAAGTATTTTATGAGGTGTGAGAAATAATGGAAGTAAAAGAACTTGAAGATTACTCATTTGAGATTTCTTGGGATCCTAATGACCCAGTTGAATGGGTATTCAATACTTGGACTGAAGATGATTTCATTAATGCAATTATGAAAGAATGCAATAAAGTAATTGAGGAGAATGAAATTGAATGCAGAGAACGACTGGAGATGGTTGCTGATAAACTTGGTGGTAAGTTGGAGCATTATGTATGCTCTGATTTGCATAATGAGCACGAGAAGTATGTGATTACCTATAACCAACGTAAAAAATAAATAGTGCTGATTCTAAAAATTAAATAACCAATTCTGTCTGGGAGAAGTAAGATGCTTGACCCGATTTATTTGACTGATTCTACTTTTTTAGGATGGACAAAATCGATAGTAAGTGATAATATTCTAACAGTTTACGTTGATAAAAGTATGAAGGGATTAACTTCATATACAACTCAAATGATTGAATCAACTGACTGGATGCTTGGTGTAGATTTTAAAATAGTTAACAAAGCAAAAAAAGCAGATATAAGATTTTATCAGGTTATGAGATTTATTGATGGTAATCCTTTCAAGTTAGGAAAAGCGGAATATAATCAAACATATTGGAATGTATATGTAAGAGAAAATCATCCACTTAATGTAAGAAAATGGATAGTAAATCACGAATTTGGTCATACATTAGGATTAGAACATCCTTTCAGTGCTTATGATGGTGATTATTACTTGAGTACAAATCCTAAAGAAAGTGCAACTACAAAAGATACGATTATGGGTTATACTATAGAAGGTGGTTATCCTTCAAAATGGAGAACTGCAGATTATGATGCTTTGACTGGTATGTGGGGATGATTTATGATATTCTCTACAGCAGTATTATCAACAGATAAGGAGAAAACCACCTTAAACTGGTGGGAATATTGGATTGGTCACGCTTGGATGACGGGATGGCAGAGTATTGGTATTGCTTTTCGTATTTGGTGCGATTTGATGTGCTCCAACTATGAGGGTTATGGTCTATTGAAAGATGATGACCCAGAGCAGGAATGTATTGAATGGTTCTGGGGAAGTTTAGGTGAGGATGAGGTTTATCCCAAAGAGTTTCTTGAGCATTTGATGCAACTTGCGGAAGATGTGAGAACTGGTAAGGAGAAAGTTATTCCTATGGATGAAGTTTTTATGAAACGATTGGAGGATCTTGTTGATGGTGTTGATGTGGATTTAAATGAGGAATTAGACGATGGGACTTTTTGACTATGTAAGGTCTTCATATGATTTAGGACCTGATTTCACAAATGTAGAGCTACAAACTAAAGATATAGAAGAGGGTTATAGTGGAACTATGACCCATTTTTGGATTGACCCTGCTGGTTATTTGTGGTGTCCTGATTATATGGGAACAAGTACCTTTGAAATTATTGAGAAGGATGACCCACGATATAATCCTAAACATCTATTTCTAAACTATGAATGGATACCTACGGGACAACACGGAAAGTATAAAGTTCATCCAATCACAAAGTATATTGAAGTGTATCCATCAATGTGGAGCGGACACTATGCTGATTGGCCCCGTTGCCGTATTCACTTTAAGTATGGTAAAGTAGTAGAGCATGAGACCTTCACACGATGATTGAAACCTCTTTGTTTCCGTATGAAAATCATCCATACAGATTAGAGTTTGGTGAGAAAAAAGAAAAGACGGTTTGCTTCTTTTCCTGCGAAGGGCACTTGCAAAAATACCTGAATAGGTATAAACTAGATAAGAAAACTATTAAGATTGATTATCGAGATGGAGAATCCATTCAACCCAGTAAAAGAAACAAGAGAAGTGTGGAGCAGACACCTAAACCAAAAAGTAACAGAGGTACAGGTGCAGTTCGCAAAGGAAAATCCAGCGTGGATTCCACTAGAAACACTACTCGCAATCCAAAGCGTAAAAAATGAACGATAAGACCAAACTCATTCTTGCTTTGATGCAAGTTGATAATCTTACAAAACTACTGGAGGAGAATGAGTATCAACAATTTTTGTATAGTCATTTGATTAGTATGAAAGTAGAATTAGAAAGGCAATTAAGTCATTATGGATAAACAATTGATTGATGATGAGTTCTATGTAGAAAAGAAAAAATATGGAACTTGGGATTCTTATGATAAAGAAGGTAAGTGTATTATCACGTCTTTTACTGAAGAAGAATGTATTAAAGCAACAAGGTGGTTTCTAAAGTTTAAGCAAGAGAAACAATATGAGGAAACTACAACAACCTATAGTGGAAGTGTAGATTATAAACTCTAAATATCAACGAATTGAAATTAACTATGACTCAACGAACTTATACGACAAAATCTGGTACTACTTTTGAGTGGGAAGAAACTCAAGAAACCATAGAAGCAGTGCAAGAACTTGCAAAGTTTGCAGGTAATTATCCTGGTCCTCTTTATGCACCTCATCCAGATATAAAGAAAGATGGGTGATACATAACTTGTGGGCAACAACTTGTGTCTGGGGAGATAGGAGTTGTATAAGTCCCACATTTATACTATAAATACTAATAGTCATTCCCCAGACACTAAAATGAAAAAAACCGCAGTAATATACTGTTTTCATTGTATTTTAACTGGTAAAAAATACATAGGAAAAAGTATATCTATTTCTAATAGATTGACCAGACATCGCAGAAATGTTAGAAATAATAAAGTAACAAAATTTTATTCTGCTGTAAGAAAATATGGGTGGAATAACTTTATATTTGGAATAATTGAAGAATGTGATAAAAACATTCTTGATGAAAGAGAAGTTTTTTATATTGAAAAATATAAAACTTTATCTGAAGGATATAATATGACTTCTGGTGGTGATGGTGGAACAACTTGGATTGTTCCTGAAGATGTAAGAAAAAAATATTCTGAAAGAATGAAATGTTTTAAACATTCTGATGAAGCAAAGAAAAAAATAAGTGAGGCAAATAAAGGAAGGAAATGGAGCGAAGATGCTAAAAAGAATTTGAGTGAAAAATTAAAGGGTAAAAAGGGACCAGTTATTTCTGAAGATGCTAAAAAAAGATTAAGTGAAATGAGAAAAGGCGTTCCTAGACCAAAATATGTTATAGATAAAATGAAGGAAGGGAGGAAAAATAAATATAAATCAGAAAATCACCCAAGTGCAAAAAAATTTATATTTACTTCTCCAAAAGGTGAAGAATATATTGTTATTGGTGGATTTCAAAAGTTTTGTAATGAAAATAATATTTCTTCTTGGGGGATGCGAAATATGATAAAAACTGGTAAAATAGTCCCTGGATGTAAAAGTTGGATGGTAAAGATGTGTGATTGACTTTCGTAAAATTATAGGGTATTATAGTCCAAACTATCCAGCACTAGACGCATCAACTCCATATTTTGAGTTCCTTTCTTATCTTGAATGCTGTGAAAGTTTAGGTGTAAAACCTAATATGAATAGATTTATTGGATATAACAGATACTACAACTCAATAATCAAGAATAATGATTAAATTTATAAAAAAGTTTTTTGCTCCATCAACACTTCCTATTTGTGAAGAACATATTGACCTCTATGGTGTGATTGTAGAATTGCAAAAACGCATAGAGATTTTGGAACAAGAAAATGTAGAAACATCCAATTCTCTCTATGAACTGATGAACTCTATTGAAGCAGTTGATGAGAGAATAAATATACTTTCGTCTGAACCTTATAAATTACCTAATACCGCTGAGGAAATCAAATGACTTACTCTATTACTTTTCGTAGTCCTGATGGTACTGAACAGACTGTAGAATGTGCTGAAGATCAGTATATTCTTGAGGCAGCACAAGATGCAGGAATTGACCTTCCATATTCTTGTCGTGCGGGTGCTTGTAGTGCTTGTACGGGTAAAGTTCTGGAAGGTGAAGTTGATAATAGCGAACAGACTTTCCTTGATGATGAACAAATGGATCAAGGATTCTCATTGCTTTGTGTAGCATATCCTCTGAGTGATTGTGTAATTCTTACAGAGCAAGAGGAGAACCTTTGATGTACGATGATTTATCCACTTTTGAGTCAGCACTGGTTCATTTTGGTACAAGAGTGGATATTATCTGTGCTCTTGAAATGGGAGGAAAGATTGATGCTGAGACAGCTTATAAAAACATTAAAGCAGAACTTAAGAGAGTCAAAAAAGCAAGAAAATCCTACAAAAAAGAACAGGATTTGTGATAAATGTGGAGTGGAAAAACCACTTGACATTTATCACTACTCTGCCGTAAAATACTTTCGTGATGGATTCTCTTATTATTGTAATGAGTGCTCTAAACCTAAACCCAAAGATTGATTATGGACTATAAAAAGTATTCACTTGAAAACCTTGAAAACTGGTTGCACGATGCAATGTCTGCTGGCGAAGCAACACCAGAAGAGATTTATAATACAATCAAAAAGGTTATAGAAGAACAATACTATCATCACAAACATTACACAGGTCAAGCATACGAACTTCTTGCTCTGTTAAATGGTAATGGTATTGGACACATCAAAGGATATGATGATTGTGTAGATAGAATCCTGAGTTGTGATAAAGATGACCTATCACCAGAATGTAAAAGTGCTTGGAAAGATTTTTGGGAACAAAATTATTACCCAGAAGAATATGCTTTAAGAGAAGCAGAATATTATCAAAAGGAAGATAAAGTTGTAAAGTGGCAACTTCCTGTTTATGTTGATGAAATTACTGGTGATTGCTACATCAACCTTCCTGATGATTTGCTTGAAGTAGCGGACCTTAAAGAAGGTGATACGGTAGAATGGGTAGATAATGGTAATGGTTCTTATACTGTGAGGAAAGTAAATGGCACTAAGTAAACAAACGTTAGATCATCTTCTAGAAGCAGAATCACATCTTCGTGCAGCTATTAAGTCTGCTGCTACAAATGAAAAACCGCTAGTGGTAAAACAACTCTCAGAACTTCTTTTGAGTATAGAGCAATGTAAGAAGTTTGAGCAGATTATGGATATGCTTGAAACGCGGAAACCAGGCAGCAGTGGCAACTTTGGTACATTCTTTGAATGATTAAGAAGTATTACACCAATCTAAAAACAATATTAAGGAATTACACTTCCCCCTTAAATAATGTTAGGATTTACACATAATTGAGGGTAAATTATGACGTTAGCGTCGGGAAAACAAGACAAACTGAGTGATGCAGAATGGAATGAACTTGATGCTCTTCGTAAAGCAATTAACGACAATCCCGCAGCAGTTCACCCAGAAAAACAAGAAAGGTTTACAGAATTGTTTGTTAGGTCACTTTCTTATGTTGGTGCTGACTGAAACTCTGGGGCCTTGAAAGTGTTCTTATAGTGTAAGCAACAAACTTTGAAATGGCAACCCGCTCACGAATTGGTATCGAACTCGCTGATGGTTCTATTCTCTCCGCATATCATCACTGGGATGGTTATCCTGAGTGGTTGGGTCGTATTCTTCACACCCATTACAACAGTAAAGAACTTGTTGCCGAACTGATTGATGGTGGCGATATGAGCAATTGCTGGGGTGAAGACAAGCAACCTGAGTATTATTCTGCTCGTGGTGAAGATTGTCCTCCCCGTCTTGATGCTGACCTGTGTGAGTATCTTCTGCCTGAGAACAGCGAAGAGTTCGCATACGTCTTCCGCAACGGTGAATGGGTGTGCTACAATATGAATCAATACAATGATAGAAAACTGCCTGAAATCGTTGAGATTCCTTCTGGTGCTCTTGCTGTTTGATCTATGAAAATCTTTGGTCTTGCCTTTTTTGTACTTGTCCTTGCTACTGCTGGTCTATTCTTTGAAGCATGGTTGCTTGGAGTTATTCTGTCTTGGTTCAACGTATCTTTGACCTTCTGGCAGAACTTTGCTATTATCTTTCTTGCTAACGCTATTTTCAAAAACACTGGAGTCTCTACAAAATGAACAAACAAAACGGATTTATTGACCCTGCTGCTGTTGTTGTAGTTGGTGGCATTGTTACTCTTGGTGCTATCATCTTTATTGGTGGTCCACAGTATAATGTGTGGCAGCAATCTCTTGCTGGTAAAGCAGAACTGCAGAAGGCAGAATATACTCGTCAGGTAGCAGTGTTGGAAGCACAAGCAAAGAAAGATTCTGCATCGCAACTTGCTGATGCTGAAATCATCCGTGCTCAAGGTGTTGCCAAGGCAAACCAAATCATCGGTGATAGTCTGAAAGACAACCGTGAGTATCTTCAGTATCTGTATATCACTGGTCTGGAAGATGGCAGCAAGAATGGTAATGTAACCATCTATGTTCCTACAGAGAATGGTCTTCCTGTGCCAACTCTTTCCTACGATAGGAAATAAATAATAATACCTGATTTGACCGCAATCTATCAGGATGGAGGAGAGAAATCTCCTCCTTTTTAATATAAATACATATGCGGTCAAATTAGAGTAGAATGAAAGGCACTATCTATTGTGTCCATTGTATTTCAACAGGAAAGAAATACATAGGACAAACAATACAAAAATTACAATACCGAATAAACGACCACTTTTGTAGGTCTTCTAACTCCCAATACAAATTTCATCGTGCTATAAAAAAGTATGGTAAAAATAACTTCATTTATGGAGTGATTGAAGAATGTGATTTTGATTTTATAAACGAAAGAGAAATGTATTGGGTAAAAAAGTATGACACATTTAAGAATGGATATAATAGTGACACTGGCGGAATGAATGGTAGGTTGCTTTCAGAAGAAACTAAAAGTAAAATACAAAAGAAGACATATAAACAAAATAACCCAAGATATGGAGTAAGACTTGATAATGATTTGAAGGAAAGAATAAGGGAATCAAATGCAGATTATGAATATTGTGTAATAGAACTTGAAAACAACACTATACATAAAACAAAAAGTCTAAGAGATTTCTGTAAAAGATATGATTTAAAAAGAGCAAATTTGACAAGAACTTTTACTGGAAAATATAAACAGCACAAAGGTTTTAGAATAATAAGCAAGGTACCACTTTAAGAACTGGCACACTACACTCCCACAAGACCCTCCTGATGCACTATAATGACTTCATACGAAACAAACCCAATGATTGACCCACAAATCACTGACGAACAAATCAAAAAGATTTTTGATGATTTTTGTGAAGAAGATAAAACTATGGACTTTGGAAACTTTCGTATGGCAGCAAGAGCAGTTCAACACACAATCGGACAAAATTCACTCAAATGACCGAAGGTGGTATGCCAGTTCCTACACTTCAAATGAACAAATGAACACTAAACTCATCACCTACATCTTCTTTGGTGTAGTTGCTGTTGTTGGTTGGAATGTGTTTCTTATTCAGCGAGATGAATCTATGTTCCAAGAATACTATCGTCGGCAAGCGATAGAAAACATTAAACAACCTCCAAGCAACACAATCAAATGAGTGTAGGACTTGCTATCTTCACATATCTTATGTTGGTTGCATTGGTCTCACTTCTCATGCTATACTATTACAAAGTGATACGACCGAATGATGAACGACGATTTGAGCCCTGAAGAAAGAAAGATTATCTTTCATGCAGTAAGATACTGGCAGATGCACAAGGCATCACTTAATGGTAAGGATTATCAGATTTGTGATGATATTCTAAACCGTTGGTTCGATGATGTTTACACTCAAAGAAAGGAGCAAACAACGTGATTGATTACAACAAAGACCGTAAAGAACTTCAGTTTGAGCGTGAAATGGATGATTTCTTTGCTTGGGCAGAGAAACGTGCAAGCGAACTTGAAATTACTGTAGATTATTTTCTAGATGAATTTGTATGAGTATTCTACTCTTCATTCTTGCTTGGATTGTGATTGGATTTGTGGTTGGTTCTATTGTTGGTAAGATAATCGCACAGAACGGACCACTTGACGAAGACAACATTAACAATTAAACTTGAGAGGTAATTTACAAAAACAAATGAAGTATCTGTATATTGTTGACCATTTTTGTGATTTTCCCCGTTCGGAATATGGTGGAATCTGGAACGTTGTTGCTAAAAATGACGATGAATGTTTTGACCTGATTAAAGATTATGATGAAGGTCTTAATGAAGATTATTATGTAAATCTTCGCGCAAAGGTAGTCAACGCAAGGAAGTTTGCTCTTGCAGAAGACATTGAATCTACTGTCGTTGAAAGTTTCACAACCTGATTATGACTCAGAACGTATCACACACCAACAAAATGATCTTTGACCTGAAACAACAATATCAGTCAAGGATTACACAACTGCAAGATAAAATCACAGAACAGCAGAAAGAAATCTTACAACTTCAAGAGCAAATCAAACTTCTATCTTATGTGAAAGAATACGATTGCTGATGAAACTTTCCATTGACCTTATTCCCAAGTTTAAGCACAAACCACCAGAAGGATACACTTATGAAGTTGAAGAGTTCAAACGTAATGTCTTTTCTGTTTGGTTGCGTTGCCACCGCAAGTTTGATTACAATATGGGTAAACCTACCAGAACAATCTGGGGGTTCTACGACTACAAAAAGTGTAAGTTCTATAGTCCTGTAAATAGTTCCACAATCGGCAAAGAAGTTGACATTAGTGACACAAGAAACTATACTTCAATGCCTCTAAAATTAAATCCATTAGAAGCAGCATTTATGTGAGTTGGGGCAGCAACATTGTGTCTTGGCGGATATAGTTGTGTAAGTCCCCATCTTCTGGTATAATAAATAATAAGTCATCGCCAAGACACAAATGTACTACACTTACGCTTATTTGCGGGAAGACGGAACTCCTTACTATATTGGAAAAGGAAAGAAAAATAGAGTATATTGCAAAAGAAGTGTAGAATGTCCGGGTGATAACTGGGTTCTTGGTAGATTGAAACCTTAATAGCATATGGATTTAGACTACATTCCTGAAATAGATGACTATGTGAAGTGGAAGAAACACATCCGAGGATGGGTGTATTTCAAATGTAATGATTATATTACAATTGAAGTATCAGTGCGTCCAAAGGATAAAGAGAACTATCAACACTGTTCTCTACATAGAAATGAGCGATTGCTTGTGGTTTGTTATCATCAACAATGGAAGGAGTTGAAGTATGTCCGAAAAAGGAAATCAAAATATGAAAAAGAAAACCCTGTGGCGATGGTGGGCGAAAGCAATAGGGGAGAAAGCAAGTAAATGTGATAAAGAATCGGATAAGATTGCTCTTATCCGAACTTTTATTTTTGCAACTTATTTGATTACCAATGCTTTCATTATTGCTGGAGTTGTGCGACATTGGAATGATAAGACACATGTAGAAGTTTACATTGATGGTGTAAGCACTCAAACATATCAAATTCCACCACTGCGAAAGGTAAATAGGACATTTGAGTTTGAGTGAAACTAAATAATCAAAAAGTGTTGGTAAAATGAAGACGTTTCAGCAATTTATGGAACAAACTCCACATATGGAGCCAAATCTTTACAGCAAGCAAGTTGCAATTCGTCAAGCAGCACAAAAGACTGCGCAAATTAAGCACGTTCACCAAGAATTGGGTGGAGAGGCAAGAGCCCAGCAGTCAGCAAAAAATGCAAGAATGAAAGCAATCCTGTCTCGTAGATAAAAACTCTGGGGCCTTGAAAGTGTACCTATAATGTAAGCGTTCATTCTGAAAAATGGATCACTACGACGATATTCAAGTTGAGGAGTTTTACCCTGCTGATTTTGTTGAAGAAGTTTATGATGAACTCTTTGATGAAAACGAGGACGATAAAACCTTTCAACGCATGATTAATTCTAACTACGATTTTTGATTATGACTCCTGACCAGTATTCTTTCTCGGGTGATGCTGTTACCTTCCTTGGTTTGGTTGGTGTTGCTTCAACGCTTCTTATTGTTGTTACTGCTTTTCGCTCCTATTGGAGGAGTCCTTATCGCAAATAAATAGTGATGCTTAAGCGTCGCAACTTAAAGCAAGGTGAGGAGTAGAAATACTCCTCACTGAATATAAATACTATTGCGACGTTTAAGACAAGAATGAATAAAATTAACGTTCAATCGTTGAATAAAGTTTTCAACGTAGATGGTTCAAATTGGATTATTGAAGATCCAAATTGCTATGAAATTTTATCTACTCCAGTTATTTCTCCTTGGAATAAAGGAATGAGTGGTGTTATTTTTTTAAGTGAAGAAACCAAGAAAAAAATGAGTCTTTCACGAAAAGGACAAATACCTTGGAATAAAGGATTAAAATGTGATGAAGAGAAAAGGCAGTTTTTGAAAAAAATATCAAAAATTCCAAAACCAAAACATCATGGAGAAAATGTATCAAAATCTATGAAAGGAAACCTTAATGTAATTAATGCAAGAAAAAAACATTATGTGATTACTTTTAATGATGGACGAGTTGAGTATGTATTTGGAATTGTTGAATGGTGTAGAATGAATGGATATAATGACCGAGGATTATATAGATTTCTTTCTGGAAAAAGAAAGAAATACAAAGATATTAGGTCAGTTGAAAAAGTGACCACTAACTCTTGATTTCAACGCTCTAAACACTTATACTACATTAGTAATCAAACAAAACAAATGACTGAAACTGTAAATGTTCTTCCTCACATCCGCGAACTGAAAGATGCTTGGCGTAAGCAAGACTTTAAGTTCACAAAACAACAACAGGAAGAATACGATATTTTGATTGCTGCCCGTCGCGAACGAGTCAAGTATTTTTATGATAATGACTTGGTTTGCAAGATTAGTAAGTCCGCTCAAGATAAACTCAAAGATGCTGACTAATCATAAATAAACAAGAAGCGTTTATTTAACTCACAATGAGGACATTTCAGGAGTTTGTTTTGATTGCTGAAGCAGCATACGATGCTGATGTAATGAAGTCTGCTCAAATTCGCAAGACTGGTGAAGGCGGTCGTATTGGTGCTGAGCGTAAGAAAACTGCTCCTGAAATTCGCAGGATGAAGCAAGCAAAAGCAGGTGAAACAAGGACTCCAAGTTCATACAAATCACGTTCTGATATTGGTTCTCAACGTCAAGCATCTACAAGAGTTCAGCAACCAACACAAGAACGTGGTTCTACTGACGTAAAGGCAAAAGCAGCAGCGGCAGCAAAAGAAGAAAGAAAGAAAGCAGCACTTGCTAGAATTGCTGCAAAGAAAGGTGGATCTGCACCAGCAGCAGAAAAACCAAAAGCAAAAGAAGTAGCGAAGACTGCATCTCAACTTCTTAAAACAAAGAAAACTGAAGTAGATAAGAGACCTGCCGATCAACCGAAGAGAGCAGTTGTCGGTATGTCAAGAGAGCAAAGAAAAGATATTACTAGAAGGGGTCATAGAAAACTTGAGCAACTTGTGAGACAAGGTGAGGCAAAGAAACAAGGTAAGAAACCAGAACAAGTACAACTTAAGCACGACTATCGCCCCAAGTAATCTTAACTCTGGGGCCTTGAAAGTGTCCCAGTAGTATAGACACCGCTTCATTATGGACCGCATCGAAATCCAACGCAAACTCTATGATGCTCGCAATGAGTATCTGAAAGCAAAGAAAAGTGTAGAGTTTTGGACTCGCGAGATTGCCTTCCTGAAAGAGTGTGAAAGCAACCTCAACAAACCTGCTGATTGGTTGTTTACTGAAATGTTCGGTGACACTCCTATCGCTGAAGAAGTTTACGGAGGTTGATAATGAAAACCATTGAGATTCCTGATTACATTTTTGAGCGTATTCTCAAAACACTGGGACAAAGTGTTGATGTGTGTTATAATGTAGACTACTATTCAGAAAATAGCGAGCAGTCGCCAAGTTATGCAGTTGGTTATAGTCGCGCTGCAATGCAGAGTGTGATTGATGACCTGAATTATTACAAGAATAACTGAAACTCTGGGGCTTTCAAAGTGTCCCTATACTAGATGATGAATCAAATGCAAATCCAACTTCGCCCTCACCAAGAACGTGCTGTTGCTGCTATGCAAAAGTACGATAAAGGTCAGATCATTGTGCCTACTGGTGGCGGCAAGACTCTCAAGATGATTTACGATGCTCTGCGAGAGTTGCAGTCTGAAACTCCACAGACTATTGTAGTTGTTGCTCCCCGTATTCTTCTGGCAGAGCAACTCTCTGCAGAGTTCCTGGAGTTTATCACCAATGCTGCAGTTCTCCACATTCATAGTGGTGAAACTCATCACGAATCTACTACTCGTCCTGGTCTGATTCGTCAGTGGGTTGAGAACAATCGCTCCCGTCATAAGTTGATTGTAACAACCTATCATTCCCTGTCTCGCCTTGAGCAGACTGGAGTTGATGTGGATACGATCTACTTTGATGAGGCACATAACAGCGTCAAGCGTAACTTTTTCCCTGCAACTGAGCACTTCGCTGCTAATGCACGACGCTGCTATTTTTTCACTGCTACCCCCAAACATTCTCTTGCTGTGGGTAAACCAGGGATGAATATCTCTGAGGTTTATGGTCAGGTTATCTGTAAAGTTCCTGCCCCTGAACTTGTCGAAGGCGGTTACATTGTTCCTCCTAAAGTTGTCGTCAAGCAACTGCCGATGGTGAAGGGTAAGCAGACCAACTTCGACCGCGATGCAGAGAATCTGCTGGAGACCATTGACGAGAACAATGTCGGTAAGATTCTGATTTGTGCTAAGGCAACCAAGCAAATCGTTGCTCTGGTGTCTGAAACTGATTTCTGCGATGAACTAGAGCAGCGCGGCTATTCTTGGATGTTCATTACTGCTAAGACTGGTGCAGTGATTGACGGTAAGAAGGTCAATCGTGAGGTATTCTTCGATACTCTGAGTGCCTGGGGCAAGGACAATAGCAAGAAGTTTGTTGTTTTGCACCACAGTATTCTTGCTGAGGGTATCAATGTGAGCGGACTTGAGGCAGTGTTGTTTATGCGTAACATGGACTACATTGGTATCAGTCAGACTATCGGACGCTGCATCCGTTTGCATCACGATGATGCCCGTAATCTTGCTGCTGGCAATATTCAACCAGGTGCTCTGGATTCCTATACCAAATCGTTTGGTCTTGTGTGTATTCCTGTGTACTCCAAGGTTGGTATTGCTACTGCCCGCAGTGTTCAGGCAGTTGTTGATACGATCTTCGAGAAGGGCGAACCTGCTGTGTCGGTGGTGAGGCGGTGAGTCTCACAGTAGACTCAAGGCCCTGACTGGACCGAAACCCTGATTTTTCTGCAATTCTACTGCGCAGGTGCTATGAGTCATCTGCTGCAACCAAATCACTGATTTTTTTGAAAGTGTAACTATGAAAGAAGGATTCACGATGTTCAAAGACACCTATGCTGCTATTCCTTATGGGAGTCAGTATCTCATCATCTACAATGGTCAGCAACTTGATAAACTCTGTAGGACTGAAAGTTCTGCACGAAAGTATATCACAGATCATAAGAAAGGTGTATCGATGGGTAAACTTCCAGTCTGATAGTAACTCTGGGGCCTTCAAAGTGTCCTAGTAATGTGACCATGGGAAAGTTCCGCGCCCTATAAAGACGGAGCATCACTAAAACTCTACTGTGGAACACCACAAGAAAATAAAATGACTTTCGACAACACTGGAAAAGTTCACTATGAAGGCGTAAAGAATGAGGCAGATACTGCTGAACTTCTGAAGTTCTTTAACTTGGCGTCTTTTAGTATTACTCTTCTTGGGGGAACAAAGAACAAAGCAGACGCATTTGATCCCGAACGTAACATCAAATGGACTATTAAACACAAGAAAGGTATCAAAAACGGTTCTTTTGATTGGATCAACACAACAAAGGTTTCTGAAGTTGTTGGTGATACTTTTGTTTCCTTTCTTGAACAGATCAAAGAATATCGCCAACTTCCCACATCTCAACGCTCCTCTACATCTTTCGTAAAGCAAGTTCGTAAAGAGTTTGCCGATCTCTGCAGCAACGTTCTTGACTCTTTCACTGCAGAACAGTTGACCTCATTTATTCAGACTCAAATGATTGATGCAAACAATCAAATGAAGGTTGCTGTGAATGATACTGTAGCGAAGATTCTCTATACCTATGATGCAGACAATCATCCAGCAGTTCATTACATTCAGAAAGGTTACGTTCCTTTCCTTAAAGGTCGTGCAAAGGGATCACGTCGTCTACTCTTTACTGATGGAGTAAAAGAGTATGATTGTGGTCTTCGGATTCGCGTCACCAGTAACAATGGAGTCACAGCGTTTCTTGGTCTGAGCAAAGCAAACAAAAACTCCTCTATTGTATTCAAACTCCAGCAAGATAAAATCAATCAACTACTCACCGAAACCAACGCTGAAATGTATAAGTATTGAGTCTTATGGGAAGTTGACAGAAGTTGTCAACTTCCCATATAATATTGTAAATTATCTTTTTGACAAAAAATGGCAAAAATCAAATTTGTTCCAACCCAACTTCCCAAAGTTAGTAAATATGCCAAAGATCGTCAAAGACCATCATCTCCATATTTTAGACTAAAATCATCAACTTACCAAGTAAATGTTGATGATTTGGAGTTTAGTGAAAATGATCCTCGTGCTGAGGATATGGACTGGGAACTTGTGGATGAAATTTATAATAATCTTTTAGAAGGTGGATATGATGAAGATGGTCAACTTGCTGCCGTGGTGGTCAATGAGTTTGGAAAATATGACATCATTGACCACCACCACCTTGTTGCCGCATTAAAAAAGTTAAAGCAAGAAAAATGGTATGTGGATGTCTACGAATACACTGGAATTGATGCGGAGTATTTGTGGGCAGCGGCAACTGACTTTGGATTTGTAATTAACAATCTCAAAAATCCTCAAAAGAAAACAACAATGAATAGTGTTGTTCGTGCTGCCGAGGATAGAATTAAAAAATATAGTTATGTTTATCGTCCAGGAACTCCTGTTGATGAAGTTCATATTGGAATGTGGTTGAGAGAAACAAAGCAGCATGAAGTTTTTGCGGAGGGAAAACTTACTCAGATTACAAATAGAATTTTACAACCAGGCAAATATGCTGGGAAAAAAATTCGTAATCTTTCAACTGATGAAGTGAGAGACATGATTTGTGCCTCAACAAATAACCATTATGGAACTGGTCTTCTGAATAATGGACGTTATGGATACGTTGTTTGTACTGATAATGCAAAGGCAGATGCTCCCAAATGGTGGAATCAAGTTCTAAATGCACTGGATGATGGATATATTCCAGTTATTCAAACTTATTCTAAAAAAGACGATCCATCAGTCATTGTTAAACATCACAAGGATGGATTTGAGAGAATGTATGAGCAATTTGTTAAAACTGCAAGAATCATGAGTAAGTTTTACGACAAGGTTCAACTATCTACATTGTCCAGAAAGGAGTTTTATGCTAAGATAGAATATGTTGCTATGGGTCAGATTGATAGTGAATATGACTCAGATGAAAATAACTTTATTGAACGTCCTGTGTGCTGATGTCTGAAATCATAATCCTACAACAATCAGCAGAGAAAATGACTGAAATTGATCGGTCATTTGATCTCATCTACATGGATCCTCCATTTGGATTGCAACGCGATTTCAAGATGCTAGAACAAGATGGTGAAGAAAAAGGATTCTCAGATAACTGGGAGTCCTTCGATGATTACATCTTGTGGTATGCAGGCATTATAGACAAAGCCTGGGATAAATTGAATAAAGATGGTTGGATTTATCTCCATAATAACTTCATCGGCAACGCACTTGTTCTGTCTCATGTAGACCGAAAAGTGCGTGATGCCTTTTATACAAACATTTCGTGGAAAAGGTCTGGTCCTAAAAACAATATCAAGAATGGTTGGGGTAACATTGTGGACTCAATCATGGTGCTGAGAAAGGGTAATCCATACTTTGAGGTTGAGTATACTGATCTTGATGCAAAGTATGAAAAGAATAGCTTCAAGAACCAAGATGAACGTGGGTATTATGCTCTTGCTAAAACTACAGGAGAAAAGAGTCGCCCAGGTCGAAAGTTTGAGTTTAAGGGATACAATCCTGAGTATGGTTGGAGAGTAAGTGAGGACATTCTAAAAGAGTTGGAAGATAACAACTTCTTGCACTACGGTAAGAATACAATCTACAAGAAGATTTACCTGGAAGACAATAAAGGTGTTCCTGTGCAAAATCTATGGGATGATGTGTATTTCATCTCTCGCAGTGAATCAAACAAGCGAAAGTATCCTACACAAAAACCACTCAAATTGTTGGAGAGAATCATTAAGTCATCTTGCCCAGAGAATGGTTGGGTTTTTGATCCTTTTGCTGGATCTGGAACTACAGCAATCGCAGCACAACTCTTGGGAAGAAACTGTATCACATGCGATGTGAATCCTCAGTCAATTCAATTAGTTACAGAAGCAACTCAACAGAGCACCAACGTTTTGTCTTTTACTTGATGATAATTCTGGGGCCTTGAAAGTGTTCCTATAGTGTAAGTTGAAACGACTCTATGCCTCGCACTCGCAAACAAACCGCTGATGCTGTTGTTGCTCCTGAAGTGAAAGTTCCTGAGATTCTTATCACTCGTGAGCAATACCTGCAAGACATTAAGGTTCGTTGGGCAATTCACCAGTATGAAGTTAACAAACTTCGTGAAGATGTGGTGAAGTTCACTCAAACTGTTGCTCCTTATGTGAAGCAGTCGGTTGAGTATGTTACTGAAAAGTATCAGCAACTGTTTGCACGTCGTGTGACAGTCTGAGAACTGGTACAAGGGGACTTGCGAGTCCTCTTTTTTTATGTCATTATAGATTCATGCAAAACAAACACATCGAACATCCCGAAGATTCCATCCTGACTGGTGATCTATCAGTGCTGGATTGGATGTATGAAACTGAGAGCAACATCAGTGTGAAAATTGATGGTGCTCCTGCGATTGTTTGGGGCACAAATCCACAGAATGGTGAGTTTTTTGTCTGCACCAAAGCTGCATTTAACAAGCAAAAGATTCGCCTGTGCTACAATGAAGATGACATCTTCACGCATTTTGGTGGACAACCGCGTGTAACGCAAATCCTTATCTATTGCCTTGAGTTTCTGCCTAAAACTGAAGGTGTATTCCAAGGTGATTGGATTGGTTTTGGTAAAGGATTGGATACTTTCAAACCTAACACCATCACCTATAAGTTTCCTGAGATTGTGCGTGAGGAGATTATCATTGCTCCTCATACCTATTACACTGGGGACTATCTTCCTGAGATGGTAGCACATCCACTGGAAGGTGATTTGATTAGCACGAAGGATTGCAAGTTTGTGCGTCCTGATGTGTCTATCTGTCCGTATCGTGAGGATATTGAAGACGTTTGTAAGTTTGCTAAGCAAATGTCAACGTTGTGTGAGTTTGTGAGTGATAAACAAGCAAAAGAACTGAAAAAAGTCATCAATTCCTACATCCGCGAGGGTAAGGAGGTGGACGAGCATGAAATTGCAGAAAATTATGATGTTGATGTGAACTTGATGCGATTGTGGAAACTTGTTGCATCTATCAAGGTGGATTTGTTCTTCTTCATTCACACCGACGATAGCATTTCGTGCAAGATTGGTGATGATGAGAGCGAGCACGAAGGTTATGTGATGCACAACAAGTTTGGTTCTTACAAGATCGTGGATCGTCATCAATTTAGCAGACTGAACTTCACTCTCGCAAAGGATTGGTGAATGTAACTCTGGGGCCTTGAAAGTGTCCTTATAGTATAAGCACAACCACAATGCAACTCCAAGCACAACAAACCATCGCAGATAACGTGCTTAAGTACACTCATCTGCTGATTGAAGCACTGAAAGATAACTATCGTCAGTATGCTATTCGTGGTCATCAAAAGTTCGTGAATGATGCTGATAATCAAGAGTATCATCAGCGCAAGATTGATGAACTTAAGAATGGTGAATGTCCCATTGATTATGTGATTGAAACTGGTAAAAAGTACCACAAAGTCATTATGGTCAGCAGTGGAAACTCCCGCTCTGTTCATTGCTTTATTGATAAAAAGACTGGAGAGTTGTATAAAAGTTCCAGTTGGAAATCTCCCGCCAAAGGTGTTCGCTACGATTTGCGTTTGATTAAAGATCGTGAATGGTTGTTTGAGAACGCAGATTGGTCGTCTGGTTATACTTACGCTCGCTGATTATGACTATTCTCAACCGACTTAATCTCACGCAAGATGAGGAGAACTGTATTCTGTTCTTTCTCAACGATGCACGAGGACTTGCACATCTTAACAATAAAGAACAGTGGTATCCAGTCATTGATACTATTCTGCAAAAGTATCTGAAGAAAAAGTATTCTAACTTGACTGAGGCACAGCACTTCCAAACCCTCTAAATCTCACTTGCGTCTCAGTGAGAACCCTGTCCACCACTGAAGCAAAAACCTGATTTTTCTGCATTTCTACTGCAGAGGTGTGATAGTTCATCTGCCGCAGTGAAATCAACGATTTTTTCCAAAGTATAAACAAAACCATGAAGTACAAAGTTCAACTGTGGGTCGGTGGAAAAACATTCACCGAGGAAGTACAAGCAAACAATCCTAAAGATGCCCGCGCCACAGCTTTAGCACGCAATCCAACTGCAAAGGTTATTGGAGTTAATGTGAGTTTTCTTTGATGCTGACTCTGGGGCCTTGAAAGTGTCCTTATAGTATGAACACCAACTACAACTCCAATCCCTACACTCAACAGGTTCTCGATAAAGGTCGTGACCTGCCCAAATCTTCTGCTCCTAAGCGTACCTTTCCTCTGACGATTGGTGCCCGAACCTATCACACTGAGGAGCAGTATCAGCAAGCACTTGCTGACTTTATGAATGGTTACTAAAACTCTGGGGCCTTCAAATTGTCTCTATAGTATGAGAAACACTTTCACCGTCCGCTTTGACTCCAACGCTCTGGATTCTCCAGAATACATCGGTCCTTTCTATACTGAAGATGACGCACAAGATTATTGCGATGCCCGCAATGGTTCGCTATCACTCTCTGGGGTTCCTTCCTGGGTTGCTTGTTACTCTGTTGTTGACTGATGA